TCAGTGCGAGCCGCCTCAATACGACTTGCGGCCGCCTGCATGCTCACTTGAGCAGAAGCAAAAGTTGATCCATCTTCGCTGTTGCCGTTAACAATGATGCCCGCAACGCCTCCTGCAGCCAGAATGTCTGCATTCACTTGTTCATACAGAGGCCATTGATACAGGTCAGAAAGATCTGCCTGTATAATCTGAGCCTTAACAAGGTGGTTCGTTACAGCCAGAGGATTGTTCTGCATAGCAGAAGCAAAGATTGTGCGTACCTCACGCAGCTGCTCTCCATCTGGAAGCATATCTTGTCCTTTAGTGCTGTCACCGTACGTAACATGCAGGAAAGAACGAGCGCCCAGATTCAGCAGAGAGGTTTCGTAACTGCTGATCAGTTCTTTTTTAGCCAATGCCGGTAGGGCAGAGGCGATCCACGGAATAGCGTATCGCATCCAGCCTTCCTTAGATCCCTGAAGAACGTGTACGTTGTTGGGATCAAGCTGGGCATATTGATCACCGCTCTTGATTGCCTGAGCAATTTCAGGAGGATAACCCTTTAAAATGCGATCAAGCTCATCGTCTTTGACGCCTTTGGCTTCTTTGACGGAGTAAGTGCGCTGACGGAATTCGTTCTGAAGATCCTGAACGTTGAAATCAACGATAGGCGTACCGTTGATCATGGTATTACCAATTTTGCATTTATGCGGAGGAAGCGTCATGATGTTGCCTTGCCAGATATAGGTATATACGTTGCCGTATTTCCAGTACTGGAGGAACATGTCGTCAATAAGCTCATTGATACGCATCTTCTTATACTGTTCTTCAAAGATTGCAATCGTTTTTTCATTTTCTCCCGTGAGATACCATTTTGTAGAGGAGAAGGGTACATATACGCCCTTTACAATGCCGCGAACAATAGGATCGGCGTCGCAGTAATAGTCTGCAAGCTGATAAAGCGTATCAATGTTTTCCTGCTTATCGCGAAGTATAGTATCGTACTCAACAGAAGCAAGCGTGCTGCTGTAAGTTACGTTGGAATTGTCAAATGCTCTCAAGGAGGTTTCGACCTGATTTTGTGCGCCGATGACAACTTTACGGGATGCTGTTTGCTCCGGCTGTGCGCCGACAGGCGCTGAAGCTACGTTGTTTCTGCGTCTGAATAGATTTCTGATTCTGAATTGAGCCATCGCGAAATCCTCCTTTCATTAGAATTTAGTTGCGAAGCCTATGCAAACTGGGCCGCGCTTGAATTTCTTGATGTTGAGAGCCTCCAGCTCTGCGATATAATCGCATCCATAAGCCAGAGAAGAATATCGGTCTTTGTGCATGTGTGCACGTGGGGTGTCGTAGATATAGTTGCCGCTTGCTGAAACCTTCGCAACGATGTTGCCCATTTCAAACTGAAGAGCATCTGTTTCAAGATAAACAGCCATTGCTTCCATGCTGACCGGTTCCGGTTTTTCTGCGTTGGTTTTCTTAGCCTGAATAATACGGCTGTTAACAGGAAGCTCAAGCGTGTGTTTCTCAAGCATGACGCGCAGATTGGTTGCAATACGCTGGTTCAGTGTCTGCACAGCTCTGATGGCGTGCAGCACAGGCCTTGCGTTAGCGATCATGTTTACGTCGTCATCATGAACAAGAGGCGGATACTCCTTACCTGTCATTGGGTCGATCCATGGCTCATCCAGGAACTTACTAAAAGAATCGCCAAGACCGCGAGCGTCGTAAATGATGCGTTCCGCATTAGGAAACTGAAGATGAAATACCTTGCGTATCTCATTTGCTAACGTATCAAGCCCCTTACCATGAAATGATTGCATCTTGACCAGCTTCTTGGAGAAGCTGCCGTCACTCTTCTCCGTAAACTTAAGTACAGAAATAATTGCGTTGTCGGCGTCCTTGGCTTCAGATGTCGCAATATCCAATGAGATGACATAGCGGCTCTTACTGTTTTTAGGCTGTTCGAGCTCTATCTTTTCAAGTGTTCGGCATCGCTCAGTAAGCTCATATGGAAAAGCCGAGTTATTGGTAGCACCAAGAAAGATAGTGCCGTATTCCATTTGAAATACTGAAGCAGGCATTCTGGCTCGCTCTTTTTCAAAGTAATCGGCGTCGGTGATGCCGTCGCCAATAGCCGCATGATAATCGAGTGCGCAGGCGAATGCGCCTGGCGTGCCTCTGCTCATCTCTCTTGCTACGCGCTTGAAATCCTCATAGAACGTGTTGTTCTTCTCGCAAGCAGAAGTAATAGAAATAGACTTTGATGGAAAGTCCTTGAATTTATGATTGAAAGAAATATCGCGTCTGTAGTTCTTCAGCGGGGAGACAATAGCGTCAAGCGCCTCCTGATCCATTTCAAGGGCCTCGTCTATGATGACGATCTTTGCGCGAAGTCCGCGCATTGAATCAAGAGCAAAGCTTTCCATGACGCTGCCGTTTTTAAACGTACATTTGCCTTTGTCTTTGCTGAGCTGCACCAGGGTGCGTGCGCCATTTGATGATAACTCGTTGGCTATATTTCTGTTTTGCTCAGCCAGCATTTTAAGTTTGCCAAACACAAGAGTAGCCTGCGCCGCTGTGCCTGAACATACCGCGACAATGGTGCCGGGGTAGAGGCAGCACATAGCGAAGGCCGCTAAAGCAATTGTAAAAGTTTTGCCATAACCACGGCTGCAGACAACTTTTACGTCGTCGCCGCGTCCAATCATTCTTACAACAACGTGTTGCGTATGTGTAAGGCTTATTGGGGGAAATGCATCCTCGATGAAGATATCAAGATGATCACGATAAAATTGAAGCTGTTCTTCGGCTAAATCAAGATTTGTGATTACGCCGGGCTTCACAACAGCCATTGGCGATCACATCCTTATCAGATTGAGTCGAAATTCATAGCTGCCGCAAGATGACTGAAATGATTGATGACACGATCTACGTCATCTTCAGCCCATTTGATTCTGCGCTGCATAGTGTGTCCTGTTGTTTCAAGCTTGTAGCTAAGCTCGCTCCAGCTTGTCATACCACTGCTGTCACCGCTCTTGCGTTTACATGCGGCAAAGTTAGCGCTCTTGCTCAGCATGTCAAACTGAGCCAGCGCGTCTTTTACGTCTGCAAAAGAACAGCGCCCGGCCGCATAATCATCTTGAGCCTTGTCGGCTTGAAGACTTGCTCTGGCGCATTTCTTTGCGTAGTCGCGAAGATTCTCATTATCAAAAGTAAAATCTTCTTCGAGACGTTTGTAGTAGTTTTCAAGATACTCAAGATCCCTCTTCGTAAAATAACCGTTGAAGAATTCATCATACCTTTTATCATTCTCGTCAAGTTCGCTGCGCACTTCGCCTCTTGCTTTCGCTTCGGCAAAGCTAACGCTTCCGCTTTTGCTGTTGTCAACGTATTTATAGTAGGGCAGCATGCACGTAGGTACTTGCTGTGCCGTTAAACGATCAAGCAATACTTTGCGTCGGTCTTCGCTTGACTTCTGATACATCGTGTTGTCAAGCAAAAGCTTCTCCGCCTTCTTCGTTGCGGATTGCCAAATGCGTTCATCCCATTCACGATGATTCTCCCAGAAATACTCTCGTATAGCTTCTTTGTTTACGCATTTGCCTACGCAGTCTTTGCACCAAACGTCTTTACCAAGCTGTTCTTCCCAGTCTCGGTTAGCATAGAAATTGTCTAAATCTTTTGTATAGCCGCATTTAAGACAGCTCTTTGTCTGCTTGGGTGCGGCCTTCGATTTTCTTGATTTGCTTTCAACAGTGTCTAGCATTGGCGTCACCGCCTATTAAGTAAGAGGCTGAGCCCAGACGTCAATCTCTGCAGCGGTTTTTATAGCGGCAGACAAAGCATCAAACATCTTCTCATTTCTACGCTGTTCATAGAAATCAGCCACAGCTCTGAAAAGCTCCGGTGTCTTTGTGTACTTGTAGGTAGGAACTCCGTATTTGCCGTAACGTCTAATGTACGTGTGTTCAAATCCGTGTTCTTTCAGATATTCGACTTCTCTGCGATACTGTGTAGCATACTCGCTGTCAAAAGCCTTGTTTGGAAGTGGGTTTCTGGTTGAATTAATCATGTCGTTCATGTTAATCACTCCTGTAATCTTTTTTTATTCCGCTGTGCGGTGTGGTGGAGATACAGAGAATCGAACTCTGATTTCAAGCTTGCAAAGCTCGCACACTTGCCGTTGTGTTATATCC